CTTGAACCCTGACGTTGTTCAGTGGGGTTCTTTGCGTGAACTCGGTCCTAACAACGAAGTGTTCTCTAACGCTGATGCCTCTTTGGATCAGTACATCATGGAAGGCACATTGATTGTGCGTAACCCCGCTGGTGTTGCTGTTCTGGCTGGCATGACTACAGGTGCTATCGTTACAACACAACGTGCATCTACACAAGTACAGCGTTACTTGGCCTAACCCTCGGGTTTCTGAAAGGGGTCCGAAAGGGCCTCTTTTGGAAAATCATGGAGCATGGCATGGAATTGAATCTTAATAACGAAGAAGCCAAAGTAAACGAGGATTACTACACTGGTGGTGTTCTTGCCGGAGGCTTAGAGGGTGCGTTAATTAAAAACGACAAAATGTTCAATGAAGTTAAGTCTGGAACATGGTCGCAAACATTTAATACACCCAATATCAATTACAAGGTTGGTGCTATTGATGGTGAGCGTTATGTTCAATATGAACAAAAAAACGTGGAATCTGTTAGGCAGTATTGCAAAGATCGCAGAGAGTTTTACAAAATGATTGGCACAACGGACAACCCGTTATTTGCTGGTACTTTTGAAGCAATGAATCTGCCAAAGTGCTTTGCCCATGAAATTAGCTCAAAGTGGTTCAATAACCGCCCATGGGAATTGATCAAAATGGACAAAAAAGACAAGATTTTGTTTTATGCCATTGTGAACCAATATTACAGCGACTTTGTTTGCCACCCTAGCGGAAAAATCCCACTCCCTTATAATCCAATTGTCCCGACCAAATAAGGATGTTCTATGGCTCTTTTTATCCAATCCGGTAACGCTTTAGTTACTCGTGTAGCACAATGGGTAGGAGCTATTCCAGCCTCAATCGGCATAAATGCCACAGCTTTTAATTCCTCAACTGGCGTATTAACTGCAGCTTCTTCTGTCGATGGGATTATTCTTCCTGGTGACTTTATTGGTCCTAGCACTTTAAAGTCTTACACCACAGTTTTGGCTGTTTCTGGTACTTCTATTACAGTCAGTGACATTGAAAGCGTTTGGGCAGGTACAACATACCCAACAGCCATATTGAAGTTGCCAACTCAGTCAACTTCCGAAATCATGTCTTCTATCCAGTTGTGCGAACTCAAGATGCGTACAATTGAACTTCCCGCTTTACGCTCAAATCCTTATGGTGATACACCCGCAGTTTTGGTGACTGATGCACAAGGCATGGCTCCAATCCCTGCGGACATGAACAAGCCAATCTTGTTCTTCCAAGAAACGCCTAATAGTTCTGTGCCACCAGGCACACCTGCTGCTTCCATGGGTCCTTGGATTATTTATGACCGAGTTGGCGACCGAGAAATCATTCGCAGACGCATGATTGACCAGTTATATGTGCGCCCATTTGGTGTGCCACGAGTTATTCGTGCTTCATTCTCTGAAGTTGGTCAGCGTTATGTGTTTACGCCAAATCCTGGTGAAAACGTCAACATCAAAGCCTACTATCAGCGCACATTCCCATTTTTGTTTGGACCGACAGACGATCCATTGAATCCTATTGTGCAAAACAATGCTGCTTTGGCTTCATTCCCTGAAGGTTATATGTATGGCACATTGTGGGCGTACTATGATAAAAACAAGAATAACGAAGAAGCTCAAAAATGGAGCGCACGTTATGAAGATGCATATGGTTTGATTGAAGATCAGAACTTTAAGGGCAAATGGCTTGGTGGAGATCAACATCTCACATCCGAGTTCCAACCACGCAATTATCGTTACAGCTTCAAGTAAGGAAAATTTATGGCTACAAGCGGTCTTTACGGAAGCAGTCCTACAGGCGGGTTGGTTGCGGCTCCTGGCAGTGAAACAGCAGGTTTGTATGGTAACTCTACAAACTTTGGCGGTACATATTTTGAGTGGTTTGTTTTTCAAGAATCAGCTACTGCGCCAGCAACCCCAACAGGCGGTTCATGGAACTTTCTGACCAACACTGGAACACCTCCAACAGGTTGGACAACTGCACCTCCTACAAACCCAACAAATACTGTTTGGTTTTCTATTTCCATTGTTAATAGTCGCAATAATGCCGCATTGGTTTGGACAACACCTGCGCCTTTAATTAAGTCTGGACCCACCGGACCTACAGGCAGTGTTGGACCTACTGGCAGTGCAGGACCCACGGGCGCAACCGGACCCACAGGAAGTTCAGGACCCACAGGAAGCGCAGGACCTACAGGCGCAGCAGGTGCGGCAGGACCCACTGGCCCGACTGGAAATGTTGGACCCACAGGAAGTATTGGCAACACAGGACCCACAGGCCCTACTGGAGCCGCATCAAGTGTTGCCGGACCAACCGGACCCACAGGCGCACAGGGAAATGTTGGCGCAACAGGTCCTACAGGAAGTACTGGAGCGGCCTCTACAGTGCCAGGCCCCACAGGTCCCACAGGTAGTGTTGGAAATTCAGGACCCACGGGTCCCACAGGCGGTGTTGGACCTACAGGCCCTGGTGGAGCATTGGCTTATTGGGGTTCTTTTTGGGACACAACAACTCAGACTGCTGCTTCCGCAAATACTGCTTACACAATTACGCTAAATAGCTACGATGCTGCAAACAATGGTATTTCTGTTGTTTCTGGTAGTCGTGTTACTTTTGCAAATGGTGGTGTTTATAGCCTGACATTTTCAATTCAGTTTACTAATACTGATACACAAGTACATGATGCAAATGTATGGTTGCGCAAAAATGATTCAGGCAGTACAGGTGATGTGCCTGACACTGATAGCAAATTTAGCATTCCATCAAGTCATGGTGGAATTCATGGCAATTTAATTGGCACAGTTAATTTTGTATTGTCATTAACTGCTGGTGATTTTATTGAACTTGTTTGGGCAACAAATAACACTGGCATTCAATTAGAAACTATTGCTGCCGGAACAACACCTACAAGTCCTCGTACACCTTCAGTAGTATTTACTGCTACTCAAGTGATGTATACAAACCTTGGACCCACAGGTCCTACTGGAAGTGCAGGAAGTGCTGGAACTGCGGGACCCACAGGCCCCACCGGAAGTGCAGGAACAAACGGACCCACTGGCCCGACAGGAGCCGCTTCTACTGTTGCAGGACCTACTGGCCCCACAGGTGCTTCAGGAACTAACGGAGCCGCAGGACCTACAGGTCCCACCGGAGCAAATGGAACTGCCGGAAGTGTTGGACCCACAGGCCCCACCGGAGCAAATGGAACTGCCGGACCCACGGGACCTACAGGTGCAAATTCCACTGTTGCGGGACCAACAGGTCCCACCGGATCAACTGGTGCGGCTTCTACAGTTGCAGGACCCACTGGCCCAACAGGAAGTTCTGGACCTACAGGCCCCACTGGTCCTTCAGTTGCAGATTTAACTACTGATAATACTTGGACTGGCAAACAAACATTTAATGGTACTTCTGCAAAATTTGCAGTTACTTTATTAGATGCTAATGAAACAGTTAATGTAGTTGGTTCTGCACCATCTGCAACAACTAACTTTTATGTACAGTCTGGTTTAGTTCAATATTACACAAGTAATGCGGCTAACAATTTTGTCGTGAATTTGGCATTTAGTTCTGGCACAAGCATGAATACTGCCTTGTCAACAGGTCAATCTGTAACCGCTGCTTTGGTGACAACTCAAAACACTACTGCTTATTACGCAACATCTATCCAAGTGGATGGCACTACATCTGGCGTGACAACGCGCTGGATTGGTGGCGCACCTACTGCTGGAAATGCATCTGGCCTGGATGTTTATCGTTTTGCAGTTATCAAGACTGCAAGCGCAACTTATACTGTTTTGGCTTCTGTAACTCAATTCAAGGCTTAAACCATGCCATTACAAGAAACATCTGGTAACGCAACAGCAGATTCTTATGGTGGTGGTGTAGCTACTATTCCTAACTACATTGAGGATGTGTTTAGCACATACCTCTACACAGGCACAGGCGCGGCATTAACCATTACCAATGGCATTGACTTGTCTACCAAAGGTGGATTGGTATGGATTAAAAGTAGAAGTGCGGCAACAAACCACAATTTGTTTGATACAGCACAAGGTGCAACAAAATTAACACATTCAAACACTACTGCGGCAACTGTAACTGATGCAAATTCAATAACCGCTTTTAATACAACAGGTTTTACACTTGGTTCTGGAAATACTACTGGAAACCAAGTAAATACATCTGCGGCTACATATGCCTCATGGACATTCCGCAAGCAACCAAAGTTTTTTGATGTTGTGACTTATACGGGGAATGGCACAGCAGGCCGTACTATTGCTCACAGTCTTGGCTCAGTTCCGGGTTGCATGATTGTTCGCCCAACAAGTGCAGTGGATGATTGGTTTGTTTATCACCGTTCTCTACTAAATTCGCAGTCACTGTTTTTGAATTTAACTGCTGCTGCTTCAAACACTCCTTCAGCGTGGAATAGCACAACACCAACAGACACAGTTTTCACTGTTGGAACAAACTCAGCGACAAATGCTAATGGCGTGTCCTACGTTGCCTACCTATTCGCCCATGACGCAGGGGGCTTTGGTCTGACTGGTACAGACAATGTGATTTCGTGTGGGTCGTTTACTTGTAGTTCTGGGGCGGCTACTGTTTCATTGGGGTACGAGCCACAATGGTTAATGATTAAGAGGACTGACAGTAGTGCTTCTTATGCTCAATGGTATATGGTTGACACAATGCGTGGTTTTGGTGTCTTTACATCTGGGGTAAACAACGACAAAGATTTATATGCAAATCTTACAAATGCCGAAGCAGATGACAATATCTTAGGAATTACGTCTACTGGTTTTGCTGCTGCTAATCTTGCAACTTCTGGAACTTACATCTACATAGCCATTCGTAGAGGCCCGATGAAAGTGCCTACGAGTGGTACGAGTGTGTTAGATATGCAAACATATACAGGAACACAAGCCGCTAGAACAATAACAACAGCGAATACTGTTGATTTGTCGTTTACTAAATCAAGAGATACAGCAGGGACTAGATGGAACTGGACTGATAGGCTTCGTGGTGCAACTAGAACACTTGATTCTTCATTGACAGCAGCAGAAGCAAGCGATACCACCGGATACACAAGTTTTGCTGTTCAAAAAGGTTACACACTTGGGACTGGTGATACTTATGATGTAAATACTTCTGGTCGCACTTATGTAAGTTGGAATTTCACACGCACTCCCGGCTTCTTTGATGAGGTTTGCTATACAGGGACTGGAACATCAACAGCGTTTAATCACAATTTAGGTGTTGCGCCTGAAATGATTATTACGAAAATTAGGAATAGCGCTTTTCCTAATTGGGGTGTTTGGCACAATGCTTTATCACCATCGTCTGCAATGTTGTTTTTGAATACTACTGGAACACAGGGTAATGGTTATGTTGATACAGTCACTTCAACTACCTTTTCCTTTGCAACAGCAAATGGCGTAGTTAATTCATCTGGAAATACCTATGTGGCCTACCTATTTGCCACTTGTGCAGGTGTCTCCAAAGTAGGTTCATACACAGGGACAGGAACAACGCTTCAAGTTAACTGTGGTTTTACTGGTGGTGCAAGGTTTGTCTTAATCAAGCGTACTGACTCAACTGGTGATTGGTATGTTTGGGACTCAGCACGAGGAATCGTAAGCGGTAATGACCCTTACTTGCTCTTGAACAGCACAGCCGCTGAAGTAACTAACACCGACTACATTGACACATATAGCGCAGGGTTTGAGATTAGCTCTACTGCGCCAGCCGCCATCAATGCAAGTAGTGGAACATTCATCTTTTTAGCAATTGCTTGAGGTAATTAAAATGCAAGTACGAATCAGAGAAACAGGACAAATCATGTACGAAAGTGAATTTCGTGCATATCAAAAAGCAAATGGTGGCCCATCATGGGAAACAACAACAACTGAAGTCTTGGAGGCTTTGGGTGCTGATGTAGTCTTTGAAGGCGCACAAGCAACTGGTGGAACTGTTTACCAATACTCTCAAGCCTCTGGTGTTGAGCAGATTGATGGTAAATGGTTCACAAAGTATGTGCTTGGCCCAATCTTTACTGATGGCGAAACAACTGCCGCAGAACAAGAAGCCGCATATAAAGCACAGAAAGACGCTGAACAAGCTAAGTCTGTGCGTGAACAACGTGGTACTAAACTGGCTGACTGCGATTGGACACAAGTAGCAGACGCACCTGTTGACAAAGCTGTTTGGGCAACATACCGCCAAGCCTTGCGTGACATTAGCAAACAAGATGGTTTCCCTTGGTCAATTAACTGGCCTACACAACCTTAAAATAGTATTGGAATAGCAATGAAAATAGCCGTGTACGCAATCAGTAAAAATGAAGAACAATTTGTTCAGCGTTTTTGTGATTCAGCCAAAGATGCAGATCTGATCCTGATTGCCGATACAGGCTCTACTGACAAAACAGTTGAATATGCTTTGGAATGTGGGGCAAAAGTCCATGATATCTGTATCAGCCCATGGCGTTTTGATAAAGCTCGGGATGCTGCCCTTGCTTTGATTCCACGAGACTTTGATGTCTGTATTAGCCTAGACCTTGATGAAATTATGGAACCAGGCTGGCGGGAAGAGATTGAGCGGGTTTGGCAGGAAAATACAACCCGATTGCGCTACAAATTTGATTGGGGATGTGGAATCTCCTTTTTTTACGAGAAAATCCACCATCGCCATGGGTATCACTGGCATCATCCAGTCCATGAATATCCTCGTCCTGATGGCAGGATTCAAGAAATCTATGCCCATACAGATATGTTGTTGGTCAGCCACCATCCTGACAACACCAAGTCTCGGGGTCAATATATGCCACTGCTTGAATTGGCTATCAAAGAAGACCCACACTGCCCTAGAAACGCTTTTTACCATGCTCGAGAACTCACCTTTTATTCTCGTTGGCAAGAGGCCATAATTGCCTTAAATCGCTATCTAGCCATGCCTGAAGCCACTTGGCCTAATGAGCGGTGCTATGCCATGCGTTTATTGGGCAAATCACATGAAGAATTGGGCATGGTTCACGAGGGTTTGAAATGGTACAGACTGGCTTGTGCAGAAGCCCCCAATACCCGAGAGCCATGGTGCGAGTTGGCGGTGGCAACTTACAGATTAAGTATGTGGCCTGAGAGCTATGGTGCTGCCCTTTCAGCCCTAAATATCACTGATAAACAGGCTGTTTACACTATGGACCCAAGCGTTTGGACTGAAAAACCATATGATTACGCCAGTATTGCTGCTTGGAGGCTTGGATTGAAAGATCAGGCTATCGAATTCTGTAAGAAAGCTTTAGAATTTAACCCTACAGACACCCGTCTATTGACCAATCTCCAGCAGATGGAAGAAGTGACATGAGCGACTATACCCGCCTTCGTACTCCGTTTACCAACATGAGCTTCACGCCCGATGTGCCAAGCAATGCTTTGGGTCCAAATGAGTACAACTTGGGTAAAAATATTGAGGCTGATGTTCGTTCTATCAAGAAAATCTTTGGTGAAAAGGAAATTGCTTCCACAATCACTGATACGCCTATCTTTATGGAAGGCGGGTTTCGTTCTGAAACCTCTTGGGTTTACATAGTCGCCACTCGTAATTCATCCAATCAAGGCAAATGGTGGATGATTACTGCTACTGGCATTTCCAATATTACGCCTGGTGTGGGTGCAAATCCTTCAGTTTATCTGTCTGGCTATACAGAAGACTTAAATATTACTTTTTCATGGGTTGGTAATGTCTTTTTTATGAATGACACAATTAGCAATCCTATGTATTTTTTGCCTACAAGCAATGAAATCACAGTAACGCCTGATGCCTCATGGAACTATGATGTTGGCGTAACATCTACTCGGGCAGGATTTGTTAGAAACTATTGTTCACCCAATGTTGGCAATATTTTGATTGCAGGTAATCTGACCAAAGATATTGGTGGAACACTGTATAACTACCCAACAACAGTCCGTTGGTCACAAGCTTTTGCTAATCAAGGTTACCCTGCGACATGGGAACCAACCCTGTCTAACGTGGCTAACGAGCAAGAAGTGCCAGTCCGTGGTCCTTTGATTGATGGATTTTTCCTTGGTGGCAACTTCTATGTATGTAGCTATTGGGATACAGTAGTTTTCTCTCCAATTTCCTATCAAAACAGCACTGCACCTATCTTTGGTGTGCGTCTTTTAAATCAAGGTCGTGGACTGTTTAACAATAATTGTTGGACAAATACTGATGCCAATGTTTATGGCATTGATGCTCGTGATATCTGGGTGTTTAATGGCTCAGAATTCTCGTCATTGGGCAACCAGAAAGTTAAAGATTACTTCTTTGCCAACTTAAATCCTTTGTATTCTCAGCGTATGTTCATGGTGAACAACACTCAGAAATATCAAATTGAGATTTACTATCCCGATCTGACATCGACTGGTTGGTGCAACAAGATGCTGTCATACCGCTATGACCTGCAAGTCTGGAATGCTCCTAAAGATATTGCCAATGCAGTTATGGGCACTGAAGGTCCTCGTTGGGTAGATAGCTCACCAGATTACTTTAACTTGTCTTCTAGAGCTGTTGTCTATGCTCGTGCATTAAGTAGCTCTAAGTTAATTGAAACCAACATTGGTAATTCTTTTATCAATTCAGGTGCAATTGATTCTCAGTTTGAGCGTACCAATATTGCCTTGCAAACTGCAAATGGTCCTGTGCCATATTCGTCTAAAGTTTACATTCATAGAATCTTGCCTGAAATGGCGGGTACTGGAAAAATTGATGTGACTATTGGTGGTGCTAATTCAACTCAGCAAACACCTACTTATGGTCAAACAGGTTCAGTCATTATTGATACTGACAATCCATGGGTAACAACTCAGCAAAACTCTGTGCGTACAGTAGCAGTTAAGTTTGGTTCAAACGATGCAACAGACACATGGAAAGTCAGTGCTTTGAACTTGCAAGCAACAGTAACTGAGGATGCGTTCTAATGCCATTCGCTCTTACAAACGATCCATCTCAATCGGAAATATCCGAGGCCATCAATTATTTGTTGGCTAACTTTGGACCTAACTTAGCTGCCGATCCAAATAATGGACAGATTAGCGGTCCATCAGGTGTGATCATTGC